ATTTCTGATGACGAATTTGCTCGCCTTGTTTCTGAGGATGTGAAGAACAAAGTTTCTTCCAGGCAGCGTCAGGTTTTGTTGGACCCGCAGAATTGGACCCGCTGGAAACGTGCTCTTGTTTTGCTCATTGAAAACCTCGATGAACAAATACTGAATATTGAGGATGACCAGCGCACCGACGCCGAACGCTTTGGTGCAATGGGCGAAGATGGGAAAATCCTGCTTCAGGAATCAGAATTTGCTTATAGAACTCGTAAGACAAAAATTGAGCGGTTTAGATTTCACGTAAATAGACGACTTGACGATGTGATGAAGGTCATTGAAACTGGCGCTTCAGAACATGTGAATAGAGATGTTTTGACAGCAAGTAGTGATGCAAATTTTTATAGAAAGGCAATCGCCAAACATCGAGCGCTTCTAGAGGAATATGACCTTGAGGCAACCGAAATTGATAGGGCCCTGTGGCGTGCCCTTGACAATGAGTGGGCATTTGAGGAGATAAACGAAAGCAACATTTGATGCGTTACCGCAGTAAAAAGAAAGAAGAACAGTACAAACTGCGTAGGCCACTTGTTGTAAAAATGCTTGAAAAGTTCCCATATTGTCAGGCTTGTGGTGTATTTGCCAAGCACGATGGGAAAGTCACCTATCAGCAAAACGCCTCGCAAGACATACATGAACTTGTCAGGAGGTCACAGGGTGGCTCAATACTTGACGAGTCAAATCTTCTCGCCGTGTGCCGAAAGTGCCATGACAGGATAGGAAGATACCCACAACTTGCTTTTGAACTGGGTCTTTCAAGGCATCACTGGGAGAGCGGTTCCGCCGACTAATCTCTTTGCCATGGGCGATATGGCAAAGGTTGAATACCCAAAATTTATGGGCCTCGACCTATCTCTTACGTCAACTGGCGTAAGCGTAAATGGAGAAACCTTTTCCATTAAGCCCAAAACAAAAGGTGTTGAACGCTTAGTTGAAATATCCGACAAAATTGTTAATTTAGCCATAAACGCTCAGCCCATAGCCATAATAGTTGAGGGATACTCGTTTGGGTCAAAGTTCTCGCGCGCGCACTCGCTGGGCGAATTGGGCGGTGTAATTAGGGTTGATTTGCATAGGGCTGGCTTTTCTGTTGTTGATGTTCCACCAAAATGCAGAGCCAAATTTGCCACCGGAAACGGGAATGCCAACAAAGAAGAGGTTTTGATGGCCCTGAAAGCCCAATTCCCAATGAGATTTTACGATGGGTATGGAGATGACGAGTGTGACGCTTGGGTACTTGAACAAATGGCTTATGCAAAACTCAATGAATCCTGGTACTCATGGTCCAAAAAGCAATTGTCGTCTCTCGACAAGATAGATTGGTCACCACTGTACGAAGCATTGAGGAGAAATAGCCGATGGTCAGAACTGCTCCAATAAGCCAAGTAGAAATTGAACAAGAGTTATTGCGCATGATGGACATGCTGGAAGAAGAAACCGAGGCTTTTGAAAAACTTGCTGAAGATGCAGCAAAGAAAGAGTCACTGTACAAAGCGAATTGGGCAAAAGAATATCTATCTGCCAAAGGCTCAATCAAAGAACGTGAAGCATGGGCTGATTATAAAATGGCTGATTTCGACTATGATTACAAAATTGCCGAAGCATTGGTTAAATCCAAGCGAGAGAAGTTGCTTTCCTTGCGCACGGCAATGGATTCACTCAGGACACTTAATGCGAACGTGAGGGTTCAGGTATGAACAACATTCATCCATCACTGCAGGCAATGGCTTGGCCAATTCATGAATTGGATTTTCTTGAAGGAAACCCCAGAAAGGGGAACGTTGACGCAATTGCTGCCTCGTATAAGGAATTTGGACAAGTCAAACCGATAGTTGCCAAAAAGAATATGGATGGAAGCGGCACGGTTATTGCTGGCAATCACCAATTGATGGCAGCAATAAAACTTGGGTGGGACAAAATTGCAGTAATTTTTCTTGACGCAGACGATAAGCAGGCTGTCGCGTATGCACTTGCGGACAATAGGACGATGGAGTTGGGCTACACAGACGACGACCTTCTTCAAAAGATGTTGACTGAAGTATCTACTGAATTTAGCGACCTTTGGACTGGGCTTGGTTGGGACGAGTTCGAAATGGCCGCGATGGACGAAAAGGCAACAATTAAAGCAAATGAGGAGTTGACAAATTCAACATATGTTGCTCCAGTTATGGTTAATCCATCAATCTCAACATCTCCGGAAATGGATAAACAAATCAAATCACTTGCTGCCACCGATGATGATGGAGAAACAAAACTTATTGCACCAAAAAACGTTGACCATTCCGAAGTTGCAGTTAGGGGTTCCGCTGTTGCTGTTCCTGGCTCTGCGCCGCAGGCAATAGTTTCCGTTCAGGTTGTGTTTGACTCTCCAGAACAACAACGACGATGGTATGACTTCATTAGATGGTTGCGAAATGACCCATCGATAGACGGCACAACCACTGCGGAACGATTGATAAATTTCATTGACGCACATACAGACGCATGACCAGACAACGACTTTTTCTTGACATCAATTGTGTCGACGCTGCTCGTCAACGTATCCGCCATGTATATGACACGTTCGATACGGTTTGCGTTCAGTTTTCTGGCGGAAAAGATTCAACGGCAGTTTTGCTTTTGGCAAAGGAGGTTCACGAAGAACGTGGACTTGGCCCTGTAAAAGTAATTTTTCGAGACGAGGAAATGGTTAGCCCACTCGTAATTGATTACGTTAACTACGTTCGAGAACAGCCTTGGGTTGATATGGAGTGGTACTGCTTGCCACAGGGCTCAGAGGTATGGGTTCTCGGAAAGCGTGAATCAATAATTTTGTGGAGCGAAACTCGACGCCAAGAGGGGCGCCTTTGCAGAGAAATACCACCATGGGCAATAACAGCAGCACATTTTGGGCTTCCACTTGGGAAACCACCGCCAGAAATAGTTGACTATTACACGATGCAGGGGAAACAGGGGAATACTGCGTTCATCACTGGTGTTCGCGCCTCTGAGTCGATGTTGCGCTACAGGTCGCTTGTGCAAAAATTGCATGAGAATTATATCGTCACCCCATACAAGTCCAAAAAGGGAATACCCCTTAAGTTTGCAAAGGTTATTTACGATTGGCAAACGGCTGATGTTTTTAAGTACATCATTGAGGAACATAATTTTCCATACTGTGGTTACTACGACAGGGCCGCAATTACGGGCAGTAATACGAGAGTTGGAATTCCATTGCACGGCATCGCCATACGTCGCATAGGTGACGTAATACGGACTGAGCCAGAGTTTTATGACGAACTTGTTCGTTGCTTCCCATATATCGACGCACAGCGTCTGTATTGGCCCGTTTACGACTATGACAAATTAATTAAACGATATGCCGAGAGGGGATTTGAGGGGGCTAAAGAATTCATTGAAGACTTTATGGTCAATGAATTCAAGGCAAAACGCGCCAAAGCATTTGTTGCAGAATTTAGGAAAAAACACGCCATTGACCCGCGTTCATACACAATGTATTCACTCATATACCAAATGTTTATGGGCGCCATGGCTCATAGCGTTGCGGTATCACCAATCGGTCCAAAAACAAAATCTCATGCCGTTAGGGCAGTAGAAGAAATTGACAATTCAGAGGTAAATGATGAAAATTGAAAACATATCCATTGATGAATTGAAAAAGGGTGAATGGCATTCCAATCACATACTCAAACCAGACTTGAAGGTTTTGGCAAAATCAATTGCCGATTTTGGTTTTATTGCGCCGCTGGTCGTCATGAAGCGAGACATGTCGGTTATCGATGGTTATCACAGATGGATGATTGTGAAAGAAAATAAAAAACTGAGCGAATTGTTTCCAGTCATTCCGTGTGTCGTTGTGAACTGCGATTCGCTCGAGGCGACCATGATGCATTTGCGAATCAATAGAGCGAAAGGTTCTCTTGTTGCCCACAGAGTTTCTGATTTAGTTAAAAAACTTGTCAGAAGCAAAAAATACACAGAAGATGATTTGTCACAACTATTGTCAATGAGCGATGACGAATTGGACGTGTTATTGGACGGAACCATCGTCAAACGCATCAATATTGCTGAACATAAGTACTCCAGGGCATGGGTCCCCATTGAAGCACCAAAAGATGCCGTAGAGACGTTTGTCCCCGAACGGCCACCAAATCCAGATAGGTAAATCTCAACAGCCAAGAACAATGCTAATATTTTCTTACGTCGCAAGCGCGATTATTTGCGATGTTTCTTAACGTAAGGAGTTGAGCAATGCCAAGTGTTGAAATTGGTGGTGGAGAAGGCGGAAGAGCCGGAAGAATTCGCCGCGCTGCTTCTCGTGCGGTCGAAACCGCTCAGCGAGTTGGCCGTGGACTTGTCGACCGTTTGCGTGGTAGGCGGCGAGGCTAAAATCGTCAGCCAAAATTGAGAGGTTGAAAAATGCTGGTAACGCTTTCTGACCTCACAACATACATGGATATCAGCCTCTCGCTAAGACAGCAAGATGCTGCCGAAATGATTCTTCAGGGTCTCCAGAGCGAATTGGAGACTTACTTGGGCCGTCCTGTCGAAGTTACGGAGTTTGTTGATGAGACTCATATTCTTGAGGCAAACCACGTCAACGTTCCAATGGGTTCGTACTTTTACAATCAGGGTTTAGGACTTGGTGACTCTGACCCAAACGGAATCATCACATATGCTGCTCCGCCAAGCACAATTTACCTAAGGAATACTCCGGTCGCGTCTGTTTCAAAAGTCGAAATGGATGGCCCAACGATTACAAATAAAATTCTCGGCGAAGCCGTAAAGCGAACCGCAAACATAACTGCAGCAACCGTGTCATCTGGGACAGCAACGTACACTTCTGCAAATCACGGCTTCACAATTGGCCAAACGGTAACAGTGATAAATGCAAACCCAAGCACATACAACCTTAGTGCAAAAGTAATTACAGCAGTAACTGCCAATAGTTTCAGTGTTGCAAACTCTGGTGTTACTGGAACCTATGTTTCTGGCGCTTCGGCAACCGCAAACGGAAGTGACTACACAGTCAGACGTTATGGCATAGATGTTTATACCGGGTTTGCAAACGACATTATTCGTGTCACTTATAGGGGTGGGCTCGACGGTGAGAATATCAAGATGTTCAAATTAATGATTTTGCGAGCCGCTACAAGAGAAATGCAGAATATGCATGATGATGTTGTCGGTGTTAAAGATTTGAATCCACGAAATGTCGCTGTTGCACAAACTGGATTTTTGGATACGGAACTTGCACAAATCAAAAAGTATTCTCGTCGAAGAATCGCTTAACCATGGGTGCCGAACTTGCGTGCAACATAACGGTTGAAATAACCGGGTTAAAAGAAATGCATAATGATTTGAAAATGATTAAAAAAAGGATGAAGGACCTTCGTCCTGTTTGGCCAAAAGCAAACGCAAGTCTCAAGGCGTACATGATTGCCAACTTCACCGCACAAGGCCTACCATCTGGTGGTTGGGCTCCACTAGATGCTGAATATGGGTCCTGGAAAATAAGAAATTACCCAGGCGCGCCGTTGTTGGTAAAAGA